TGTATGTCTCCTGTTATCAGTGATATGAAAGGATCTACCATCTTAGGGTTTCACCTTTGTGGTAAGGGAAAGATTGGTGGTTGTGGCACTTTGACATTAGATCAAGTGAATTACGCAATTACCGAGTTATCCTCAGTTGATGGAGTTGTTCTTTCTGCCTCTAACGGAAAATTGGAACCTAATATGGGAACTTTCCCCGTGGAAACATTTGGGAAGAGTATCCTTGAAGGTGAAGAAATTCATCCAAAGAGTGCAGTCAATTACTTAACTGAGGGAGCATGTATTGATGTATATGGGAAAACTAGTGGAAAGGCTACACCTCGAAGCAACGTAAGTCCGACTTTTATGTCTGACAGTGTGGAAAAGGTGTTTGGAGTTCCTCAGAAGTGGGGTCCTCCAAAGATGAAGGGTAAGGGAAGATATCCTTATCAAGCTACACTAGTTCACGCAGCCGTCCCAAGTCTACCAATTGGAAGTGTTCTATCAACTGCAGTCAGGTCAATGAAAGATCTAACCACTGGCCTAAAGCAGAAGATACCAGAACTTTTCACAGCAAAACCGTTGTCGAGAGTTGCCACTGTTAGTGGGATAATTGGCGTCAGATTTATTGACCCAATGAACTTCTCATCTTCTCCTGGTTTTCCGCTGTCCGGTTCTAAGCATCCACTATTAGTGGAATTGAATGCTGAAGATTATCCGGAAATAGGTAGACCCCGCACCTTTATTCCCGAGGTGTGGGAAGAATTCGAAAAGATTGTCGCCATTTTGCGTGAGGGCGAAAGATGTTACATGATTTGGAAGTCATGCTTGAAGGATGAACCTACCAAATTGACTAAAGACAAAGTTAGAGTGTTTCAAAGTGCTCCACTTGTTCTACAGTTGATAGTTAGGATGTATTTCCTTCCAATCGTTCGGATAATTCAAATGAATCCAATCCTCTATGAGTGCGCCGTAGGTGTAAATGCAGAGGGTCTGGAATGGGAAGAACTCTGGGAAGCCGCCATGAGTAAAGGTAAAGATCGCGTCCTTGCTGGAGATTACAGTAAGTATGATGTGCGTATGCCTGCTCAAGTCACAATTACAGCTTTTGACATTTTGATTGATATTGCTGAAAAATGTGATGGGTACACAGAAGAAGACATCCATTTAATGAGAATGGTTGTTAATGAAATTGTGTATCCGGTGATGGCTTATAATGGTGAATTGATTCAATTGTTTGGTACAAATCCTTCAGGACAAAACCTAACAGTCATTATCAATTCATTGGTGAATTCTCTGTTGTTGAGGAGCTGTTTCTTTACGAAATATCCGGAAAAGGATTTCAAAGAGAACTGTTCTTTCTTGACATATGGGGATGACGTCATTGGAACTGTTGATGAGTCATGTAACAAGTTCACTCACATTACATATGCTGAGTGGCTTGCTGAACATGATATGAAGTTCACCATGCCAGATAAGGAATCGACACCGACTCATTATATGACGGAGAAGGATGTTGATTTCTTGAAACGTAGTTGTGTATTTAATGAAGATTTGGGACGGAAGGTTGGTCTTCTTTCAGAGGATTCAATTTTCAAACGTCTTCATTCACACCTACTTTCAAAAGAGCTAACCCTCGAAATGCATAGTGCTCAGAATATTGAAAGTTCTTTGCATGACTGGTTCTATTATGGTCGTGATGTATTCGAGGATAGGCGGGATAAGCTCCGTCGTGTGGCACAGGATTGCGAAATCGAGCACCTGTGTCCTGCTCTCAATGTTTCTTATGATAAGCGTGTCAATCAATGGCGCCATAAATATCTTGGAGAGGAACTAGAGAGCGATGATGACCTCGTAAGTTTGGAGTAACGCTTTAAGTTTACTCGCCCAGTTAACGATCTGGGTACTACGGTATAGCAAAATCGTGTGTGTATATATGGATACCAAGTTGTATATATCTTTTGTGTACTTTTGTATATATGATTTAGGCTTTATACATATCGGCACTCTACCCTTAGAGTACTCCTATTTAGGAGGGGGAATCGCCATCCCAACACAAACTACACCACCCTTTGCACTGAGCAATGCTTAGGGATTGTAAATACTGCTTACTAACAATGTAAATATTAAAAATGTAGATAGAAGTGTATTAAAGAATGTAGATAGTGTGAATAATCTGGGTACATTAGTGTATCCAACAATTTTTGAAGTCTTAGCGGATCTTAAGAAATATAGGATTAATCCCAATCGCTTCGATAAACTATGGCACAAACATCGATGGGAATTAGGAAAACATGTTTCATCTTTTGATGGAGTAGAAATTCCTCCCAGAGAAGTATTCATAGTTCTAGAACCGCAAAGCGGGACCACAGCCGATAACAACATTTTCAAAGTTGGCAACGAAGCCAAATATGAGAACGTGCAATTTTCAGACCAGCACGATCCTTATATGTATGATGTTGATACCGCTATGGATCCGACGCGTTCGCTACAGGATGCGAACGACGCTTCACTAGCAAACTTCTTCTCACGTCCTATTAAAATTGCAGAAGAAGAATGGTCAACGTCCGTTGACTTAAACTTTGACATAGACCCCTGGAGTTTATATTTTGATAACCCCAGAGTAGCCAATCGTCTTAATAATTTCAGTTTGTTGAAAGCAAATTTGAAAGTCAAAGTCGTTATCAACGGTAACGGTTTCCAATATGGTCGTATGCTAGTGAGCTATCTACCCTTTGAAGTGTATGATACTTTGTCATCAAATGCTGCACTTGTCCGTCAGGACCTAGTTCAGGCAAGTCAGCAACCTCATATATTTCTCAATCCAACAACTTCAACTGGAGGTGAAATGAAACTTCCAATGTTTAATTATCAAAATTACTTTGAAATTGTTGAGTCTCAGTGGAGTGAGATGGGGCGTATGTTCTTTAGGACGCTCAACTCGCTTAAACACGCTAATGGTGCAACTGATGTTGTCACCATAACAGTGTTCGCTTGGGCAGAGGATGTATCTATGAGTGTATTGACATCAGTTGATCAAGATACGCTTTCTCCTCAATCTGGTGAAATTGAGGAGGCTAATACAAAGGGTATGATTAGTGGCCCAGCCACGAGTGTAGCCAAATTTGCTGCATATTTAAAGGGAGTTCCGTATATAGCCCCTTTTGCTACAGCAACAGAAATAGGATCTAATGCCGTTGCGTCAATGGCAAAGATTTTTGGTTACTGTCGACCTCCAATCACCAAAGCACCAGATCCATATCGACCTACACCCATTAGTTCGTTAGCTGTTACTAACGTGCCCGATAATGCACAGAAATTGACAGTAGATGATAAACAAGAATTGTCGATAGATCCGCGTATTGCAGGTGTAGGACCTGCAGATCCTTTGAATATCAGGGAAATTGCGAAGAGAGAATCTTACCTCACGTCATTTACCTGGGCAATAGGAACTGCACCTGATACGCTGTTGTGGAATGCTAGACTTGATCCTTGTACTTGGGCAGAAAACGCGG